CCATCTCTTTAGTAGGTACGTAAGCGCCAATGACATCGTAGGTGTGGTTAGTAACAATCATGGGAATGTTTGCCTGACCCAACTTAAGAGTGAGCATACGGAAGGCACCTTTGATAAGTTGGGATTTAGTCATATCCCGAACTTGCTTGTCGTTGAGTGCGTCAGTAATCTCTTTCTCAGTTGAAAGCATACCTAGAGAGTCTAACACAAACATACAAGGTTTGCGTTCTTCTACAGATTTTTTTAAGTATATGTCTACTGCCTTGAGTGCCTTGCTACGAAACTCCTCAACAGTAACAACATTAACTACAACTAACCGATTGAGGTCAATGCCCCTAGACTCAAGTAGGGATTTATTAACAGCGGCTTCAGTATCAAAGTAGAGACAATAACCATCGGGGTTAGAATCAAGAAAATTCTTAACCACAGCGAGAGAAAAGAAAGTCTTTCCAGTACTAGACTCTCCAGCAATAGCAGTAATCTTATTGCCAGATACACCGCCAAATAGGCTACCTGAAACCAGTGCATTAAAAATGTACGAACCTGTGTCCACATAAGTTTCGGTCTCATCAATGTCCGCTGCGAGTTTGGTATAGTCATCACCAATCTCTTTTACAATATCCTTAAGAAAGTCCATCTTTATTCTCCTTATTCAAATAATTCATTTTGTAAGACCAAAGTTTGTTATAGATTGATGGGTATGAACGTTTTAAAGATTTCATAATCTTTTCAAATTCACCCATCGTTATAGGCAATTTCATCATGCGACCATCCCATATTGCTCCCTTAGAATTTTTTTATGAGGTCCATTGGGATTTTCTTCACGAATTTCCTTTACAAGTTTTAGTTTCTGATAAAGAGCGGTGTCTCCACCAAGGGTTAATGCCTTGACGATGGTGTCAAGTTCTTTGTCGTTAATAGGAAGATCCATTAAAAGAAAAACGATTCTAGGTTTACAGTTTTTTCCACTTTCCATCCAATGGAATCTAGGATAGATTTGAGTGGTTCTACAAAACTTTTCTCAAATTGTAGGTCATAGTCGATATACTTGTCAAGACCCAACTCTTTTGGAAAATCTTGGATAAAAGAGATAATATTCTCTTGAATGATATTTGGTTTTTTCAAATAGATAAACTTAATTTTCTCACCATTATTAATAAGTGAATATTTATTATTGAGTTTTTTCTCCCTGATATAATGATTGAAAAGAAGAGCACCACGACAATGGATTGGGGTTCCCTTTATATAAATGTCTGACGATGATTGATATTTACGAATATTAGATGCTGTCCGTGGAAAAGCAATTTCTTCTGGTGGCAAAGTTCTAAACTTTTTACGACATTCGTCAATGAATTCAATAACTTCATCTTCAGTGCCATTCATCATCAGTTTGAGACCATCTTTAATCATTTGACGGCATGGTGCAGGTGTTGAAGATTTGACTGCTTCAATACCCATCATCTTCAATTTTGGTTCAGAATACTGAACTCCTTCACTGTTCCATACATTAAGAATATATCGCTTCTTCGCAGTCCAAATACCACGTTCAGCAATATTCTCACGCTTCATTTGCATCTTCTGCTCATACGCTGAAACGTAATCCGCAAGGTCCTGATAGCTGGATTCGATGAACGGTTCAAACTGCTCTCGACAGACCTTATCCAAGATCTCCACAATTTTGCCCGTGTCGTCAGACTTATTACTAAAAAATTTAGTAACAAGAGGTCCAAGATTAAGATAGATTGAATCAGTGTCAGATGCGATGACATAATCGACATCCTCTGTTTGCAAAATCTTATTTAGTTTTTGGTTCATTTTGTTCTCAATCCAACGGATAGAGACTTGCCCAGAGAGTGTAATCGCTTCTGCATTTGCGAGTTTGTAATATCGAAAATACTGATTACCGATGGCACCATAAGCAGAGTTTAATTGAATCTTACGTGCCATCTGAATATTGTTGCACCTTGCAATCTCTTTCTCAAGAGTCTTCGTAGGAGTCTTCTCATATTCTTGTTTAGCAGCAAGCATCTTCTTTTTATAGATGGTGCGATCCTTATAGATCTTTTCCATCAATTCTGGCAGCATACCTTTTACTCTACGATAGAGTGCTCCGTTTGCTGTTATAGTAAGATTAGTTTTTCTCAAAGGTTCTAAATCTAGTTCTTGATTAAGAATCTTATCAACATTCACTTGACTAGAAAGTTCTCTTACTTTCTTAAGTGCTTCCAATTCTTCTTTAATTTCTTGGGGAGACATTTGACGAACATCTTTCCACATATTATTGCTCCATAATTTTAGTATGTTTCTTGCGGTTTTCATTTGCGGTCAATATTTGTAAATTATTTTCGTGATGCTTTCCACCTTTAGAAATTGGAATAATGTGATCTACTTCGTGAGGAATACCTGTTTCTTCTGTTAGTCTAACTGCCTTTTTATAAAATTCATTTATTTTTTCTGGATTTGCAGTTTCATCAAAAGCATATCTAATTCTACTTCTCCTCAATGATGCGTGATAATTTCTTAATGCTCTTTTATGTTCTTCTCCCAAATATCTAAATTTAGAAGAACAAGAATGAGAACAAAATTGAAGTTTCCACTTTTCATTTATTGCTCTAAATCTACTAACCATAAATTCGGTTCCACAATTTTCACAATAAAGAGATTCTTTTCTTTCTTTGTTTTTATTTTCTAAATGTTTAGGTTTTTGTAAGTTGAACTTTTTTATTTTTTGTTTTATGAGTGGATCAGAACATCCAAAAAATTCAGCACATTCTTTACGACTTTTGTTTTCAATAATATAAAGTTGATGTAGTTGTTCTTGTGTTATGTTAAATTTTGATTGCATTTACTTTATTGTATCCACACATTATTATTTATATAGTGTGGATATTCTACATCATTTTCTCCAATTCCGCAATACGATTATTAAGAACATCCATACTTACAAGAGTTTCAGGGCTTATGCTGTATTGCATAATTAAATGTGGATAAAGTGAATTTAAATCAAAACTAACAACATAATTATACATTCCAGGAATCGGTTCCTTGACGTATGCTCCTGCATATTTTGAGTCCTTATCTGAACGGATGTTTGGAGGAATAACTATATTTCTCTTCTTCAGATAATTGTATATGATCGTATCCCACATACGAACCTGTGAGAATACATCACCAAAGTTAACCTTAGCGTCAAACGCCATAGTTAGGGCAAGTTCAATTAGTTTCATCTTGTCTTCCAAACGGTCAACAAGTTCCACGTCCTTGATGTTATATTCTACAAATTTTTGCCACCCCTTAGTATAAAAATCTTTAAAAGTATCAAACTCAGAGTGGTCTAATTTCTTCTGCCCCAACTCCACACTTGCAATATAATCCAGTCGATAGGATTCTTGCGCTTTATAAGTAAACTTCTTATAAAGATTTAGGTAATCAAGTTGTGTGATGCCTCCAACATCATAAGAAATGTGACGACGACCAGCAATATAAGTTTCCTTTTCGGTCACCAACCCCCAAGGAGATACTCGTTTCTTTAATTTTTCACCAAGAACCCTATCAATCCTGCGAACAAGATATGGAATATCATAGAGTTCACTGTTCCATCCAGTAACAACTTCTGGAGCATTATCTTCTATTTGCCACCAGTTGATAAAATCCATCAATAAATCATACTCAGTATTGAAACCCCTGTAAATAACATTCTGCTGTTTGTTATTAAAAGGTCCCTTACCCCAAGTGCGAATTTGCTTGGTTGCATAGTCTTGAATAGTGATTAGCAGAACCTCCTCTGCAGCAGATTCTACATCAGGGAATCCATTTTCAGACGCAACCTCAATATCAATAGTAGATAATTTAATCTTGTTGATATCAAATTTTATTTCATCTTCTTTGTATGTTTCCGAAATATATTGATAGATATATCTCTCGTTTCCATAGATTTTAAAGTTCTCTACTCCCTCATACTTTTTGATAAACTCTCTACACTCACGAACACATCCAGGTTTCACCGCTTCAACATATTCACCCTCCAAAGTTTTGTATTTTGTTTTTTTATTAGAAGGCACAAAAAGGGTCGGGTCAAATTGATCACGAATCATGAAATGTCTACCATTTTCATAACCCCTGACCAAAAAATGATCACCGACCATTTGGACGTTTGTGTAGAATCTCATTCTGCAGTTAGTTTCAAATACTTTTCAATAATTTCTTGAGTTGGTTCAGCGATAGTAAGAATATCACTAGACCTCATCATAATTTCATTTTGAACTGTTCCATTTGGCCATGGAACTAAAGACTCTGCACCAGAATCAAAATCAATAATCAGGCGATAAGGATTAATTAACTTACAGTCTGGATCTCCAATCTCAGAGTCAACTTCGACAACCTCACTGATAAGAACATTGTCAATATCAACGAGAAGACACTTAATACTACTCATCTCCAGATTCCTCAACTACTTCTACAGCATTCTCAGGAAATACACGATTTACGTACATATCAACAACAGAATCAAGAGGAGTAATTACTGACCACACAAGATTTGGTGTGATAGGAATTTTAGATTCTTTGGAAAGAATCTGCCAAGGAGACATTGTGATGTTCAATGAAAGTCCATCAGTATCTTCAACTAAAGAATCATCATATGTGACAACATGTGGTTGTTCTAACAGATATCCAACAACTCGCTTAGAATTTTCAGATTCCAGAACTTCTTGTGCTCTAGAAATAACTCTCTCTCCCGTGGAGAGAAGAAATAATTTAATCGTTCCCATTTTAAATAAATTCTCCTTTTAATTATTATAGCAATAGAAAAGGGAGGTGTCAATGGTTTTTGCCATTACCTCCCTCGTCTGCGCCGACGATATTCAGTTTTATTTATCAGGAAGTATCAGGGTAGAACGGCGGCGAGCGTTCCCCCAAAGAAAAGAGTCATTGCTGTTCCCAGTGTTAAGGTGGCGGTGGTAAAGTTCATCGTCCCTCCATAGGTCTAAATTATATAGTCATTATGTATCATAATGATACAAAAGTCTGTCGCAACCGCTACTGATTTCTACTCAATTGTATTGGTTTAAAGATAGTTCTTACGTGCGTGATGTTCTGGGACTATTTTTCCAAGGATGATTCTGAGGAGTCCGTCTTCGAATGATACGTCTCTGACTTCGGTGTCGTCGGATAAAGTCCACGCTCGTTGAAAACTTCTTTGAGCCAGTCCCTTGTGGATAAACGTCTTCTCAGATTCGGTGTCCTCCCGTTGCCCCTCGACAAAAAGTTTTCCATACTCCGTGAAGA